AGCAGCCATCTGTCTATTGTATTGAAAATCGTGTAAAGTGCGTTTGCCCCAGGCTGCAACTGCGTCGCATACCCGGCATGTGGCTGTATTTACAGCCTGAGTTAAAGTTGTCATTTAATTTTCCTCGTTATTAATTAATTTTAATTTTACGAGGTCGCTTCTCTTCTGGTAGAACTACTTTGAGATTAACAGTAAGGATTCCATCCTGAATGTCAGCACCGTCTACTTCTGTATATTCAGACAGTCTAAATGATCTTTGAAACTTTCGAGCACTAATACCTTTATGGACATAGGCGTCTTGTTCTCTACGCTTTGGTCTATCACCTATAATAGTCATAACATGATCTTTTACTTCAATATCGATATGATCTTTCTTGAAACCGGCTACGGCCATTTCTATTTCATACGTCATACTATCGTGTTTAACTACATTATATGGTGGGTATGTATCTTTCGCATGAGAATGGATATTTTCCAACTGATCGAAAATGTGGTCGAAACCCAAGAAACTGTTTCGAGGGTATAAAAAGTTCTTAGTCATAATTGCCTCCTATTGACTAGCAAGGTTGAACGAGACCCGGTTATCGGCGCCTCTATAATATATATAATACTTTATTTTTAAATGTACATAGCCTGTACAAACTTTTTTTTTACTTTGAACCATTTCCTATGTTATACTTTGGACATAGGTTCCATTGGTCTTTATCTTTAAAAGATATTATTTTAATTTGTCTTAAAGGTGCTATTGGTTCTGGCTTATTAGTTTTATCAATTTGTAGTAAACCCCAATCACTCATAAGTGTTGCGATAGTATTTCTTCTGGCTACATCATTTTCTTCTAAGTTAGATTTCTTACCGTCGAGCAAAAAGAGCTCTTTAAAGTGCACGATAAAATACCTGCCTTGTTTGTGAAGTATATGACATGATTGATAGAGTTTATTGTCTTTACGAGATGCCACACCAATGCGTGTTAATGTCTCTCTTATCTTTAAAAAATCATCTGGTTCATTCAATGTAACTTCCAACATATTCGCTGGAGCCCATTCTACTATATTACTTTCTTCCACCGGTCATTACCTTATTTTTCAATTCATTAATCTGATCAGAATTTAGGAGAGTTAATACTTGGCGGGCTTTCTCATTACTATAGCCATAATATTTTTTTACTGCTTCCAAATCACTTACAGTTTCTGGCTTATGCCATTTAGAAAACCTTTTACGTTTTCTAACTATATTTATAAAAAAATCAAATTGTAAACGATTGTCGAGGTGGTGGTTGCGATTCATTTCATTTGCAGCAAGTACTGTATCAGGAAAGTATGATAATTGTCTATTGATCATATACGGAGCGTATCCTTTCTCCGTTATGTCATCAGTCATAATATCTTTCTTAGTATAGTTAATTGCATTTACGTATTCAAAAGGGTTCATAATGATTTATCTACTTTCCATTTTTACTTGCCTGATATATGGTATTTAATTCTTCAACTAAGGGCATTACATTTGCATCCCACCATGTTATAAATCCTTGATAGTTATTATCAAAGTAAGATTCTTTAACAAAGTTTTCAACTTCTCTACAGTTGAACGCCATCGATGGTTCTAATAAATTGTATGCTGACAACAACTCACACATTGCAAGTTGATTGACAAATTCATTTAACATTTGCATTTCATTCATTTTATAATTCTCACTATTTTTTGTGCTAGTTCTCTGAACCAGTACTCTACATTTCCTCTAGTAGTTTCTGCAGCAGTACCAATTCTTATGCCACTGGTTTCAACAAAGTTACGAGGATCATTTGGAACTCCATTTTTGTTTACTGTTATTCCATTTTCTTCAAGTAAGTCAGCAGCTTCTCTACCTGACCTTTTGCTATCACTTAAATCTAATAATATTATATGGCTGTCCGTGCCGTCAGTTAATACTTTCATACCGTATTGATTTAATTGCAATGCCATTGCTCGAGCATTTGAGATTACCTGTTCAGAATATTTTTTAAATTCATCGGTGTTTGCTTCTATAAAACATTGAGCTTTAGCTGCAATGATATTCATAAGTGGACCACCTTGTGTTCCAGGAAATATAGAACTATTTATTCTTTTCGTATAATCAGGATTATTCCACAAAATCATTCCACCTCTTGGACCTCGTAATGTTTTGTGAGTAGTGCTTGTTACAACATCAGCATAAGGTAAAGGATTTAGATATACACCACCTGCTACTAATCCACTATAGTGTGCCATATCTACTACTAGTACTGCACCTACACCGTCAGCAATATCTCTAAATGCTTTCCAATCTATTTGTCTTGGATAAGCACTTGCACCTGCAACAATTACTTTAGGTCTACTTATCTTGGCTAATCCTCTTATAACTTCATAATCTAAATAACCATGTTCGTCAACACCGTACGTAACACTGTTGTATACTTTTCCACTTAATGTCGGTGGAGCACCATGAGATAAATGACCACCACTTGCTAAGTCCATACCCATAATAACATCGCCGGGTTTCATAAATGCTTGGTACACCGCAGTATTTGCATTTACACCGGAATGAGGTTGTACATTAGCAAATTCGCAACCATATAATTGAGTTACTTGATTTATAGCTAAATCTTCTATCTCGTCCATATGTTCACAACCATTATAGTATCTTTTACCAGAATAACCTTCTGCATACTTATTAGTAAATACACTTCCACATAAATCCATTACAGCTTGACTTGCAAAGTTTTCACTGGCAATTAGTTCAATAGTAGTATCTTGTCTGTATATTTCTTTCTGTAATATATCATTTACGTCTTTGCAAATCATTTGCTAGCCTTTCTGCTAAAGCCATGCCCATAGTCCAACCTAGATGACCTGCACCTGTGTTAACCCATAGGCCTTTTACTTTACTTATTACTGGTAACATGTTAGGCGTCATTGGCCTTAAGCATGCCCATCTTTTATAATCATCTCTTTTAATAAACGTATTTTGTTCTACCCAGTCAGCTAAAGGTTTGATTCTATCTTTTCTTATACTATGATTCCAATCAGCAAGTTCAGCAGTACCTGCCACTCTGAAAACATTATTTGAAAATGGTGATGCAACTATTTTTCTATCATCATCGAGTACAGAGATTGTTGGACCTTCATACGCATTTTGATAAGTTATAGAATAACCTTTGATAGGATATACATTTATACTTGGAACTAAGTGTGGTGTATAAGCGCCAGCACAAACAATAACTTCATCAAAGTCTTTCTTAAGTTTTGTTAAACTAAAAGCCATATCTCTCGGATTTGACCAAAATACTTCATCTTCAGTTCGAACAATTTTATTAATACGAAAGCTGTAATCATACTTAGGATCTTGCATCATATAGCTAGATAAGTTTTGACAGAAACTATGTATGTCTCCTACTGAGTCACCTTTAGTTAAAGTAGCACCAACAACATCATTTGATTTAATATTATACTTTATTAAATTAGTTTTAGTTTTAACTCTACCCCATCCAGTATCTTTAAATCTTTCAAGAGTTCTTTGTGCTTTAACCCATGACTTTTGATTCTTATATATGTGTAATATACCACAGTCATTATGATGAAAGTCAATGCCGACTTCCTTCATCATTTTCTTCATAAGCTTTCTAGATCTTAAGCTATATTCTATTGTCTTACGAGTATTATAATCATATTTGTTAGTTATAGTTGCACCAATGAATCCAGCAATCCATCTTATCTTAGGCCATGACCAGACATCAGGTCGAAAAGCAAGAGGAGCATCTGGTTGCGTCAACCATTTAAAACCTTTAGCAATGTTACTATAAGTATTCCAAACTTCTGCGTTACAAACAGACAATTGACCGCCATTGGCATAACTACACTGTTCAGCTATACCATTAGGATCAAACAATCTTACTTTATATTTTTTGGCTAAGAAATATGCAGTAGTAATTCCGGCAACACCGCCACCTACTATTGCGATGCTCTTGTTGTTCCCCAATTTTCTACTCCACCTACGTAGTTATCATAATCAATCTCGGCTTCTATGTGTTCTTTAGTAAGCTCTGTTGTTGGAAGTTTATTTAAATGAATGTTATTCCAGTACAACTGTGGAACTGTTCTATGGCCTTTTTCTTTCATGAAATCTTTAGCAAATAGATCATAACTTATATTTATTTCTCTATACCTAAAGTCCCATTCGGCGAGTTTCTTCTTTAAAAGATGACAATAACCACAATTATCTTGTGTGTATAAGGTTAAATTAATTGAACTGTACATCAGACATTACCTCCGTTAAACATGCTACTACATTAAGTTCGTGATCAGCAACAAAAGCATTTTTATATTGATAATCACCTAAGATTAAAACCAACTGCGGGATAGATTGAGGAGCAACCTTTTCAGCCATCTTATCGTACATGGCTCTAAAAATTGCACTAGCATCTGTATCTATATTGTTGACCACCCAAGATCTCATCTTTTTGAAATCTTTATTTTTCAAATAAGAGAAAAGATCATCATAGTTTTTATCACTTACAATATTGATAATACCAGCATCTATGTTTCCATTTACAGAGTATCTTTGCAATTCATTAAGTACTCTACGCCAATCTGGTGCAAACTTCATAATCAAATCTGCCACAGCCATTTGTGTGTAGCTTATACCTTCACCTTCAAGAATTGATTGACATCTTTTCATGAAGTTAGAAGCTATTGGTGCAAGATCTTTTTTAGAAGTATTGAATTCATATACACCACATCTTGAATGTAATGGTTCAATAATTCTATTCTTGAAATTACAAGTAAGAATAAATCTACAATTATTAGAAAACTCTTCAATGAAACCACGAAGAGCTGGTTGAGTTGATTGGGGATTTAAATAATCTGCTTCATCAAGTATGACAACTTTAAAGTCGCTCGATAGAGATACCGAGGAAGCAAATTGTTTTATTTTAGTTCTGAGTGTATCAATGTTGCCTTCTTCAGAACCATTGATCAAAATGTAATCACAGTTAAGTTCATTACATAGTGCTCGAGCAACAGTAGTTTTACCTAAGCCGGCAGTACCGGTAAATAACATATTTGGTAGTTCACCACCATCAATTATTTTTTGAAAGGTTTCTTTTAGTTTAGTAGGTAGAACAGTATCGGCAATTTTTTGTGGCCTATACTTTTCAACCCATAGGTATTCATTAGACATTTACGCATTTCTCCATAACAAATAAAAATAAAATTCAATAAAGCGTAATTACTTTTTAGCATCAGGTTCTTTAGCTGGTGTTTCAGCTGGTGTTTCCATTGCTTTTTCTTGTTGAATAGTTTCACATAGTTGAACTATCTGAATGCATTGATCTCTCAATCCACCGATAGTAGATAACTCTTCTCCTTTAAAGCCACCTCTTTGTGTTACCGCATCGATAACAGCGATAGTACTTCTAGATGCTTTATTAGAAAGATCAAATAGTTGGTCGTTACTGCTTGTCATTATTAAACTCCGTAAGTTGACGATTTTTCAAGTGCAATCCAATACTTTACACTTAACTCTTTATGAGTGAATTGTGTTATTAATTTTGAGGAAATCTCAACATCATAATCACCAGGTAAAATTTTCAAGTTAGATATATCTATAATAAAATTAAAGACGGCATCTTCTTTAAACTCACCATCAATGTCAATTGAATATGCATTTGATGTTGCATTTTGATTTTCAACAATTGACAGACTTAACACACCGTTATTAGCTCTTATTAAGACTTCTTTATGGCCAAGAGTTGATGCAGCTTTCTTAAGTTTATTAAGAGTGTCATTATCTAATGTAAACTTTACATCAGGTTCTGGCATAGCAACATCTTTAGTCGGTGTTGTTAGTGTTTCTTCGGCAGAGTAAAAGTACTTTACACTTGATCTACCTGATTCATCTGAAATAATAACAAAGTCATTGTTAAATTCTAGGTTAGGGTTATTGACTAAACCAGTTACACCTATGAATTCGTTTAAATCATAAATGCCAAAGTCTTTGTCAAAGGTTTCTGGTATTTCAGCTTTAGCCACAACATTGCGAGCTTCGCTGATAGTTTTAATAGGACCTCCGCCTTTAATCAAAATGTTTTGATTGATTGACGAAAAGTTTCTAAGGATGTCCAAGGTGGAATCACTTAATTGCATAATATACTCCTTCTGATTATATAGTTAATTATACCACAGTTTTTACTAAATGTACACATTTAAATTTTCATTTTAGAGAAATTTCTTTCTTTTACAAATTCAATCTTGGAATCAAACTTTCCATCGAGTATATCTCCTTTATGTGATATAATAAATGTATTGGTATCTTCTCCAAGTGTGTTTAGTATTTTTAATAAATTTTCAACACCATCATGATCTAATGATGAGTCAAAGGTTTCATCTAATATTAACAAGTTAGTTGAAACCGAGTTTTTCATCTTTGCTATTTGACGCCATGTAAATAACAACGATAAATCAATTCTTTGTTTTTCACCTTCACTAAAAGATTCATATGTAAAATCATCTCTAAATCTTGATCTTATAGTTTCTTGAAAACTCTCATCTAAGTCAAAAGAAACAAAGAAATCTAGAACTTGCAAGTGTTGGTTAACAAGTTTATTAATTGCTGGTAAGTATTGCTTTATTATTTTAGTTTTAATTCCAGTGTCTCTAAGCATTTCTGCTATAACGCCGTTGTAATTAATTTGTTCAGTTACTTTAAGTTTCTCTTCTATCAAGTCTTCTTTGTCATTAGTAATATCTTCTAGTTCTTTTCTAGCAACATTTAAGTCTGTACTGACTTCTTCATTTAGGTATGATCTTAAATCGTTATTGCTTTGATTTAAAGATTGTATTTCTCTGTTATTAGAATTAATAGTACTAGTTTTTCCATTTACTATTGCAATAGTTTCTTGCAATTTTTGCATTTCTGCTTCAACTTCGATATAACTACTTTCAATTAATTTAAGAGTTGACTCGATCTGATAAGCTTGATTTTTAGTATCAAATACTAATTTATCTTTATTCTGGATAGGTTGTTCGCATGTAGGACACTCATCATTACTTTGCAAGAACAGACCTCGCTTTGCAACTGTTTTCAATTCTTGTTTTTGTTCAGCTCTATATGTTATAACATCATTCTTTTTATTCTGTAAAGATGTTAAGTCTATATCACCAAAGGCATCAAGCTCATTAGTTAACATGTTATTATTTTCTTGTAACTTTTGTATTTTTAAATCTGCGCTTTGAATTTGTTTTTCATATTTCTTTTTATTTTCTGTAGTCAATGCAGCAATGTCACGAATGTATTTAGAGTGTTGTTCTATTTTAGTTTTACACAACTCAATGTTATTAACTATAGTTGATGCTTTATCTTTTAAGGTGCTGTTTTTTTCTTTTAATATAACATTCATCTTAGAAAAAATATTAATGTCCAGAAGATCTTCAATAACATCTCTACGATGACCCGCATTAAGTTGCATAAAAGGTATGAAGGAGGAAGAACCTAACACAACAACTTGATGAAAACTTTTATGATTAAGCTTTAAGATGTTTTGTTCTAAGATCTTCTGGTATTCCATAGCGTGTGATGATTGGTTAATCATCTTATGGTCTTTCCATATTTCAAATATATTAGGTTTGATGCCTCTTATTAACTTGAAATTAGATCGGCCTATAGTAAACTCTACTTCAACTAATGCTTGTTTTTGATTAATTGAATTAACGAGCTGAGCTTTACTTATTCTTCTATGAGGCTTACCGAATAAACCAAAAGACAATGCATCTAACATTGTAGATTTACCAGCACCATTATGACCTACTACTAAAGTAGATTTAGTTCTTGTAAAGTCTACTTCTGTAAATGTATTACCAGAAGATAAAAAGTTTTTATAACGAAGAAGTTTAAATATAATCATGCTATCTCTAGTGCTTGTGCCTCAGTCATTAGTTGTCTCATTTCAACTTTTATTTTGTTCTTATCCAAATCGGTATCAACCGCATCAATGTAGGTATCGACTATTTCTGCAGTATCTTCGAAGTTCATACTATCATCATCAACATTAGCACCAATAAATTCATTAAAGTTTTCTGCTAT